AGGCGATTGTCGTGACGACCACGGCGGCGATTGGGAACAGCACGGGCGGATGCAGCATCACCGTCCTGGCCATCCCGACCACGTAAGGGGGATCTGATGTTCATCGAACGTCACGTCCTCGCGCTCACCTGTAACGCGTCAGGCGACGGGACGGTCTACAGCGCGGGACTCGTCAACGGGCGCGTGCTCCAACTGCGGTACACCCCGCACGCGAGCACGCCGCTCGACACCAACGCGGATCTGGCCATCACCGGCGAAGAGTCCGGGGTGGTTATCGCCACGCTGAGCAACATCGGGCTGTCGGCGTTTGCGGTCGTGCCGCGGCAGGCTATCCATACCGTGCTCGGCGCGGCTGCACTCTACGCGGCCGGAGGGGCGGCGGTGTTGGAGCCGGTCTTTGTGGCCGGCGAGCGCATCAAGGTCGTCATCGCGCAAGGCGGCGTCTCGATGGCGGGCACGCTGCACGTTCTTGTCGGGTAGTTCACACGAGCGGGATTACCCGCTGAAGGAGCAGAGCAATGGCAGTCACACTCACGGCATATGCCCTGACGAAACGCGTCCGGGCGACCACGGCGGAAATCAACGCGGCGGCGGGCAAGGAACTCCTCCCGGCGATCGCGGGCTATGCCTACCGCATCATCGACGCGGTGCTCATCTCCTACGGTGGCGCGGCGGCGACAGCGACCTCGGTGGACATCATCGGCACGCGCAGCGCGGCGACCGTGCGCCCACTGGTTGCGGCGGTTGCGGCCATCGCGCAGAGCGTCGTGGCGCACATGGGCGTGTCGAACCTGGTCGTACTCGCGGACGGCGCATCGTTCTCGCCACTCGACGCCGGCACGGCGGTCGTGTTGGCGACACAGGCGTACCCGAGCGCGGGCAATCTTGGCACCGCAACCGGCATCGACGTGATCCTGACGTACGCCATCGAAGCGGCCTAATGCTGTTCAGGCAGACGCCTCCATCGTGCCCCATTTGTGGGGCCGCCCATACCGGATGCACGGCCGGCGATCGGCAGCGGCTGATTGTCGCCGTGCAACTCCCGGCACGTGACGCGGTAAAGATGGCCCGCCCGCAGCAGGTGGCGGAGGTCACACTCCCCGCGCTGGGCGATGGATCGGACGGTCGGCCGTTCAGCACTGCGACCTATCGCGGAAAGAAGAAGACCCGATGACGTTCGTGCAGCCGCCATTCTGGGCACGAGGCCACCATCACCAGTCGCCGCGCGCCGCGCTGAAGCTGGCGACAGCCCCGTCGGCTGAGCCGCTGACGTGGGCGGAGTTGAAAGCCTATCCCGGTATGCGTCTCGCGAACGACACCGACCAAACCCACGTGACGTCGCTGATTGTCGCGGCGCGACAGAAGGTGGAACTCGACACGGGGCTGCGACTCATCAACCAGGCCTGGGATCTGTACCTGGACTTCTTTCCGTGCGCGGGCATCGAGGTGCCTATTGAGCCGCTCGCGTCCGTGACCTCCATCAAGACGACCAGCGTCGCCGGTGTGGAATCCACACTGGCTGCGACCAACTACCAGGTGGACATCGCGAGCTCCCCTCCGCGCATCGTGCTGAGTGATAGCGGCTCCTGGCCGACCGACATCCGCGCGACTCACGGCATTGTGATTCGCCTGGCCGTGGGCTTCGGATCGGCGGGGTCGGCCGTGCCGGCACCCCTGCTCGAGGCGATGCGGATTGCCATTCGCTGCTGGTACGCGCCGCTCGGTGGCACGCCCTTCGCGCTGCCGCCCCCCTGGATGGGCTACGACGCGCTGATCGCGCCCTACCGCGTCCTGGAGTTGGCCTGATGGCACGCCGAAGCGCCATCAACGCCGTGGCCGAAGCCTTCAAAACGGCGATCAACGTGTCGGCGCTCATCGCGCTCGCGCCTGGCGGCGTCTATCGCAACCGCCCCCAAGCGCAGACACCGCCCTTTGTCAGCATCGGCCCGTGCACCGAGCAGCCGAGCGACAGCTTCGGCACCAACTACGGCGCGCTCGTCACGGTGCCCGTGCACGTCATCACGGCGGGCACGGACGACAACGGCGAAAGCCGCTGCGTCACGATTCTCGACAAGGTGATGGAGCTGCTCGACGAACCCGCGAGCATCACGCCCACGGGTTGGACGGTGCGCCAGGTGAGCTGGCTCGGCACGCAGATCGGCATGGACGAGAACCTTCTAGCGATGACGGGCGACCCGTCCGGCATTGATGGCGTCGCGACCTTCGTCGTCACCGTGAGGCCCAGCTGATGGCCAAGAAACTCGCGCTCGTGCGCTCCGACAGCCCCGGACCCGCGTATCGCGTGCTGACGGACCTCCTCACCTGGCCCGCCGATCGCGCCGTGGTCGAGCGCCTCCTGGCCGGCGAAGACGTGCCCCAGGACGAACGCGGCGAGCAGCGCGAGGCCTTCAAGGGCGAGTCGGTGACCGACCTGGTGACGGAGTCCATCCCGGCCCTGCTTGAACGTGGTTGGATTGAACTGGTCGACCCGAACGCCGAGCCGACGCCGGGACAACTCAACGCGATCGACTTCGGCGCCGGCACCCCAGTCGTCCTCCACGGCCGCGAGTGCGTCGTCGAGGAAGCGGCCTATCGCAGAGACGTGAATGACGAAACCGCGGCCTTTCGTCCGCCGCGCGGACGGTAACGGAGAGACACGATGAGCACCTACGGATCTGACAAGGTCGCGTTCTTCTGCGTGGGCGGTCGCTCGTTCCTCAATCGCGTCGGCACGTTCGCCTACAAGATCGCGAATGGCATAGTGAAGACCACGCCGCTCGGGGTGGCGAATCCGACCAAGGACGTCAACGGACTCGAGTACGCCTCACTGATCCACGACGGCTGGTTCGATGATGGCGTCGGCTCCGTGGCCGAGGCGTGCGAGGGAGCACGCGGGCGTTCCACCCAGGTGGTCTGCTTCGGCGTCGCCGACAACGTCCTCGGCCGCGGCATGGTGGGGATGGCGGGGGCGTTTGTGGGCGAGTTCAAGCGGATCCTCCAGGTGGGCGACAAGGTCAAGGCCGCCGCCGAATTCGAGGTGTCTGGCCAGGTCGACGACAACGCCGTCATCCTGCAGCCGCAGGCGACCATCACCGCCGCCGGCAACACTGAGGCCACGCCGGTCAATAACACGGCCTCGAGCGCCTCCGGGGGATCGGGCTACCTCGTAGTGTCCGCGCTCGCGCTGGGCGGCTACACCAACCTCGTGGTCAAGGTGCGCCACAGCCCGGACAACATCACCTACGCGGATCTTCTCACGTTCACCGTGGTGACGACGTCGCCCACTGCGGAGCGCAAGACGGTGGCGGGCACCGTGGATCAGTATCTGGCGACATCGCGGGCCTGGACCGGGGCTGGCACAGGGCAGTCGGCCAACATTCTCGTGGGGTTCGCTCGGAACTAACGGATCGGCGCCCTGGCGCGCCCGAAGGAGCAGCAGCGCATGAGCACCTACAATTCGACGCACATCAAGTTCGAGTACGACATCACTTCCAGTGGCGCGCTCACCGACTACACGTCGGGCGTCGACAAGATCGGCGACCAGCCGATCAAGAACGGCATGAAGGTCAACACCCCCTTTGGGACGGCATACCCGACCAAGTCGCCGACCGGCATGATCGAGTGGCCGCCATTCCCGGTGGAAGGCGAATTCAACGACGACGCTGCGAGCGCCTGTATGGTGCTGCGCGCGGCGCGCGCCGACAAGTCGTGCCGCACCGTGAAGGTCACCTTCGGCGGCACCAAGACCGTCTCCGCGGAGTGCTACGTAACCGAATGGGGCCTAGTGCCCACTGTCGGAGACGCCAGCCGCTTCAAAGTGATGATCGAGCCCACCGGCACCATCACCGAGGCGTAGAGCCTCATCGACACTGCGCGCCTGGCGACCTCCGGGAGCGTGACCGCTGGCCGCGTCGGGGAATAACGCGGCACTTTTTGAGGAGGTCTGTTTGCTATGCCGGTCTTGAAAGCCTCGACGAAACGACTGGACCACCCCTACGAGCCCGGCGAGTGGGTGGTGATTCGTCGCCTGGCGAGCATGGGCTCGCTCAACACGAACGAGACATCCGCGTCGGCCGCTCGGCGACTCACCGAGTACGGCCGTTACCTGGCGTCGGCCATCGAGTCGTGGAGTTATCCGGAGCCGGTCACGATCGACACCATCGCGGGTATCCCCAACAAGAATGGCGACCGCGAGGGAGGATTGGATCCGAGGTCGGCTGGCTGGCTCATCAAGGAGATCAGCGCGTTCGAAGATGGCGACCGGACGCCGGCCGCGCTTTTAGCCGGTTCCTCGCCCTCGACCGCGTCCTAGAGGGTGAGGCGGGCGCCCCGATTCCGGACGACTGGCTGGTCTCGAAAGCGTGCGAGGAGTTCCCCGCGTTATCGCCCGCCACGGCGGCGCGGGAAATCCTCGAGGATCCCGAGCGGCGTCTCCTGAACATCATGGAGCTCCGCAACTACGCCAGGGCGAAGGCGGCCGTGAACGCCATGAAGCCAGGCGACGACGAGCCAAAGTCACCAATGGTGGCATGGGTTAAGAAGGTGCAGGCGGAACGGTTCCGACTGTCTGAGGCTGAGGGGCATGGCCGATAGCATCACGTTCAAGTTTTTGGGAGGCGAGCGGTTCATTGTGGACCTGCGCGCCTGGAAGACCAGGATCCAAGCGCAGATGCGCCAGAAGGCGTGGGACTCGGCGAATCGGGCGGTATCGTTGATCGCCAACGACATGCCCTGGGGCGACATGCGCTTCCGGCTGCGGGCCTATCTCGAGCGCGAGACCGCCGACACGTTCGCGTTCCGAGTGCATTCGCCGTCCCCCGTGTCCAACCTTTGGGAATTCGGCACCAAGCCCCGCACAGTCAAAGGCGGAAACCGGACCATTTATATCAAGAACCTCCGAGCGGGGGGATCAGGCTTCCGGCGCGTCACGCCATATCGCGGCGTGATGCCCAAAGCCCAGGTGTTCGTCAATAC